ACCATGACGGCAATAAGAGCATCTCCTAGGGCAAGTGCCTTAGATAGTTCGCCGGTTTCGCTTTCACTAGCACGGATAACGCGCTTACGGTCTTTGTATTTAATTTCAGACGGGTCACGGAGAGTTACTGTGCCGCCGGAAGGTAGTGTGATTTTGTTAGACATTAGTGCCTCCTGTTAGTTGCCTTACGGTTATCCTAGCAAATAAAAAGGGCAGTAGGAGTGCGGGATCTAACGAGGCAGAAAGATCGACCTGCCCACTCCTACTGCGTTCTAGTTTAGAGGTAAACGGCAGATACGGCGTTCTGGATAACCCACTTAATTGGTGAGTAGCCAGTTGTGCCGGCATCGGTCAAGTTACCCTGAGCGTTGATAGTGATTTCAACATCAACAAACTCTTTGCTGCGGTTGATAATTGCTGCGGTATACGCGCCCTTAGTGAGCGTAGCCTGAACCTGAACGGCGGCTGCGCCGGTTCCGTATGCCCAGTTAAAGACCAATGCTGGCTGAGTGTTGGTGAGGAAGTTTGTAAGCTGCGTGTCGTTTTCCATGAGGAAAGTGACTTTGCCTGAAACTTCGAGTGCGCCGACAAATACTGAGTATGGGTTCTGAGTATTAGCAATACCCCAAATAGGAGTTACGGCGCGCTTCATGTCGATGTTACCGGTGGTGGCGTTAGAAATCTGTGTACCGCCAACAGACACAGTTCCGTACCAAACAGGGGTAGGTAGGATTGTGCTGAATGAAGGTGTAGGGGTCGAGGCTGTTGCTGAGAGGTAACCCGTTGACTTCGCATCGTATTCTAGAAGTCCGTCAGCGTTGAACTTCAATGAGAAATCGTGGAACTGAATACCGGCGTATGCGCGGACATTTGCTGCGTAGTAGTCGGTAAGAGTGTAAGAAGCTGGCTGCGCGTCAGAGGCGGTAGCAGTTGTGTTCTTGAGCGAAATAGTGTGAGTGTAAGGCGCGGATGAACCGGTCTTAACATCTTCACCGAGCAAACCGGCGATTGGGTAGCCGATTGTGTCAGCGAATACTGCGCCGCTGAAATCAAAGGTTGAGTTGCCTCTGCCCTGAATGTAGTTGTAATTCATTACATTTGAGCCACGGAGTCCTGTGTCGTACAGCGCGCCGTACTTATCTTCGGGCTTTAGGTTAGATGCCGTAACAGGGATGAATACTGTCGGAGCGACAGGAGTTCCCTTTGTGGTTTCTTTAGCGATTCCCACATACGAGCGGTGGGTATTTTGTACTGACACTATCTCACGCTCCTTGCGTTGTAGCAGTCGCGGCTGCTGGTGTTGAATCAACCGCAGGTGCGGCTGCTGCTGGTGTTACTTTTCCTGCTGGTACTACATCTGCCGCTACCAGTCCATCCGGCGCGTCAAAAGTGTCTCCTGTTTTCACAGTAAGAACAAGCGTAGGGAACTCACGCTCGCCTGAGCCTGTGTATTGGTATTTTGCCATTAGTTCTCCTATGCTTGAATCATCTGCGTTACATCAAAACGGATTTCTGCGAATGTTTCTGTGGCTCCGACATCGGTTGATACCGGTTCACCATAGAAAACATCTAGCGCAGGTTCCGCACCTTGCCAAACAAAGACTCCGGAAGTATCCCCGAACCGATGGTCAGCACGAAGCGTGTTCTTGATGCTGTCGATAAGTGTATCAAAATCTGCCATAGCATCTTCAGCGTAATTTTGCAAAGAGTGATGAAAGACCTGCAAGACAACGGTGAAATCTACTTGCTTCCATCCGTTTGTAGCGCCGCCAATAGCCAAACGCTTTTCACGCTCGCCCTGAATAAAGATTACGACCGCCGCGCGGCTTAATTGTCCGGGAAGGGAGTTAGTCTGAAAGTTAATGCGCTTAGGGAACGAAGTGAATACCTGATTTAGCCCTGAGATATTTGCGCCCATGAGGTAGGCGTAAAGTGTAGAGCGTAAATCGGCGCGTCCTGCGGTCATTAACGCATCCTTCTGAACGGACTGAGTAGATGCTTAGCAAGTTCAAGATCGGAGCCGATATTGCTTGCGGTGCTGGTGCTGCCGCTAGCGCGAGTAGTAACAGCCATAGTCAAAGAGTTGTCTCCGCGTACCTTCAAGAAATCGGTAGTAACGAGGATTGCGGCTTCCTTAATTGCTTGCGGCATATTGCCGACCGCCACGCCGGAAGCGTGAGTGAATCGCAAAGGCGTGTTAATAGCAACTGTGCTAGAGCCGTAGGTGTAATTAGATGATACGACTACCTGCTCGGTGTTCTGACCATCGTAGATAGTAACGAGGCATCCCGGAGTTAAGCCGATTGGGTCAATCATTGTGAATTGGCTTTGTCCGGCGGTTGCTGTTGAAATCAGACCATTACAGAAGCCGGCGACATAGGTGTAGTTGCAATACACGCGCGAGCGCGTAGCCGGTGGGAAGCCGAACGATAGAGGACCCTGCGAAGAATAAGTGATACCAAGCTGCGATAGTGGAAATACGATTTGCGACTTTTCGAACCAGCAGCTTGCCAACTGTTGCGCCGTAGCGACCGTCAAGGTAGTCGGGGTTACGCCATAAGAGAGGTTATTAAGCGATACCACATTGTTATATTCCGGAGAAATAACAATGAAACCTTCTTGCGTAATGCGAGTGCGCTGTTGTTCAACGAAATTCTGAGCGATAAGCGGCTGATTCACATAAATATCAATAAACGAAGAAGCGCGCTGAATAACTGTTGCTAATTCGGCATCCTGCTGAGCCTGAGTACCGCCGGTTACGAGGTTAGAGTAATCAATCGCGGTAGGAGCATTTTTGTATTCCGCAACCGTCAGATACGAGCCTGATTGGAACTGAGTGATTGGGGATACAGCAGCCATAGGTTAATCTCCGTCTTTTAGGGGTTCGCTAGGGTATTCAGAACCGCAACGAGAGCATTTACGGAACCAAGACCCAAACCCACATTCTAGGCAAGTATACCCGCGTGTGGTATCTCCTTGTTCAAACGGGTTGAGCGCGCTCTCGGTAAATCCTTCTGCCTTTAGCGCTTTAATATCTTTCGGATTATCTACCGAATACATACCGGATTTATCTGCCCGAATAAGTTTTTTACCGGACTGCCGGTTTAGTGCTACCTCTTTTACGAAACCATCGCGTGGTGTAAGTCTAGCCATGTGCCTCTCCTTTGCCTCTTAAGAAAAGGGAGAGAGCCAAATTGACTCTCCCCCTATTCGTTACCTAGTTATCAAGCAGAAACGATACCTGAAACTACGCCATTCCAAGCTGGTGCTACGCAGAAGAATGTTCCACGGAAGTATGTGGAGAATTCGTATGCGAACTGTGTTACTGGCCACTGGATACCCATGTAATCCTGAACCATGTAGTTGCTCCATACATCACTTACCTCGGTGTCCGGGATAGGCAATGTGTAAGAGAGGACTGGTGCGACGCCCTGTGGGAGCCAAGGGTGAACAGTAAGAGGAACTGACTTACCGGTTGTTTCATTAACGATTCCGTTAACTACTGAACCATAAGTAACTCCGCTTGTCTCATCTTGGTTAATCTGCAAACGATAGTTAGCGTTTGCTGAACCCTTGATAGCATCTGAAAGCTGCTTGCGGTCTGAACCGTTAAGCAAGATTTCATCTGGGTCAGCCTTTACTGAGTTGTAAAGGTTAGCGAATACCAACTGGAACTCTGTTCCCGGATTTGTGTTCGAGAATGTTGAGTTGATGTTGTTGATAGAACCGCTGTTAGGACCGAGGACGGTTGTGAGGATTCCGTCATAACCAGTTGCATAAGCAGAAGTATCTGCTGCTGCGCGGGTTGCGACTGCGCCTGATGTTGTGTATGGCGCTTGGTTTCCGAGTGTTGATGTGCCAGAGCCACCGAGAGTAAAGGTGAGGCTAGTTGTGCGACCTTGGAACTTCGCGTTAGCAGCACCTGTTGTTGTACCAACATAGATGTTGTAAGCGATAGCGCCGGTGATAGCAGTAGGGATTGTTACTGTGAGTGCTTGGCTTGAAGTAGCCTGTGAAGCAACCGCAGAAAGGATTGACTCACCGAAACCGGTTGATGAAATACCTGCGTCTGCTGTGTAGTAGACATAGTAAGTAGCGTTTGGAAGCGCTGTTACTGAACCGGTTGCTGTTACTGCTGCGAGAGTAGCGAGGGTAGGAGCAGAGCCGCCGTTAAGCGCTCCTGCATATCCGCTTGCTGTTCCGCGAGCCATGAGCATCATGCGTTCTTCCATCAACATTGTTGCGTAGAGTGTTGATGTTGATGACAACTGACGGAGATCCTGATATCCAAGACCTGAGAAGTTAGCATCGAATGAAACGCTATCTGATAGTGAGTAAGAGTTGTAAGGCAAGATGAGATCGTCAGATGTGTACGAAATCTTTGCGCCACGCTCGAAGTTGATTGAACCGAAAGCGGTGGTTGTTGATTCTGTAACTCCTGGCCAAATCTGTCCTTGTCCGCCGGTACCTGTACCTGTGTAACCGGTGATGCGCTT